TAGGTTATTACTAAAGTAACCACTTAGTTTATGCATCCAGTTATAAGTAGCTGTATCGCAAAAGAAAAGAGATGCGTTAGCATTGTTATAACGAGGATCTAAGAAATTACTAAGGTCTTGTAAGAAATCATCTTGAGTTTTACTCGAGTGAGTTAAACTAAAGACATTACCATAGCTTGATATGTAATCAACAGCACCTTGAGTATACCACTCATCGCCAGAATCATATTGAGAACCAAACAAAATACTTTGTTCAATATCCCATTTATGTTCAATCAACTTTTCACGCCAAACTCTAGCCCACTCATTGGCTTCATACTTTAGTACGGTAGCACGAGTTGTGTTATCCATAGCCATCGCAGTTTTCCAAATTTGTGTACGACCATAGCCAGTTGAGAAAGGTTGATCTTTCCAAGTTTCTGGATAACCAGAACCCTGAGAATGAGCAGTTCCAACAACATAACATCTCTTAGCTTCAAGACTAGAAGATATACTCTCACTAGCGATTGATACATTATCTAATGATAACGAAGCAGTTGAATAAGAACAAAAGTCTAAATCAGAAGCAACACCATCTGGTTGCCTTACAACTTTTACTCTTATGTTCTGATATTCATCAGTTCCAACAGTGCTTCCAATCTCAACTACCCTTACAAGGCAGTAATCAGTTTGAACACCTGGAACTCCATTAGCACCGAGATTTAATTTAACTATTTGATCTTCAAGGAAAAACTTAGGCATAGTATAGTTGTCACCAACTTTTACTTCGTCATTAGTAGTTTGCCCATATCTATTTCCTTTATTACCTCTGTAATCATAATCAGTTCCCATAAGTAGCCACAATTCATCGCCAGTATTTAACAAACCAGCGGAAGCTGTAGCTTCAGTATCAACAGCAGAGTGTTGACCAGCAGAAGCAGCGTGATGAGCTACAATATAAGAATATCGTTTATGAAAAGAAGGTCTTCTTTCTGTGAATTTAAACTCTGGGTCATCTGTAGGTTTCTTCGATAGTTTTGATACCATTCTGAAAAAAGGGTCTGAAGCTATTGCTAGTTCAGAAACTCTATCTCCAAAATTGTATTTTCTACGAAGAACACCAGTATCGAGCTGAGTTCCAAGTCTGGAACCCGCCGCGCCACTAGCTACATCAGCAGTTGACTCGAGCGAAAATAAGTCAGCCATTTGACTTTCTCCTTATATTAAGTTAAGGCATTGGTTAAAACCGATTAACCAAATGCTGAATCAAGATGCTTATCTATACCTAATATACTGTCAAAAACTTGGTCGTCTTGTGAAGTTTCTACTGTTTGACTGCCAGAACTGGCTAGAGATTGTGGTCGTTGATTAACGTCTTTCATCTGCTGAGCTACTTGTGTACTGGCGTCACGAGCAATATTCGTTTCCCTAGACTCTCTATTCTTGAGATAATAAATATCCTCAAGTGAAAGTTTTTTGTTTTTTGCAAAAGACATAAAATCATCCCATTGTTCGTCATTCATTTCATATTTCTGACGAAAATCGGATTCTTTATTTAATCTTTTGTTTTCAGCTCTTTGATTGCTTAAAGCACTATTCAGTCTTTTCTGGACAACGCCGTCAATAGTTCCTTGTAGTACTTTAGCAGAATCTGAACCTGGGTTTGAAATTGCATCGTCTGGATCAAACACGAAATCTTCATCAAGTTGAAGTTGTTCTTTCATGCTCTTAGGTGCTTTTCCACCACCTTCAAAATAATTTCTCACATGAGTAATTAAGTTGGGGTCGTCTTTCATAGCATCTATGATCGGTACATATGGTTCAAGTTCGTTCAAACGACCGCTAAGTCGTTTTCCCTCTTTACTTGAATCAGCGTACCTTTTTCTCAAAGTCTCGACCTCGTCTTGACTCTGAGTTTGCTGATCTTCGCCCTTACTGTACTGAGGTGTGTTATTACCCGCAGCAGATGTTACAGAAGTATCAATATCTTCGTGGTCGAGTATACCGCTGTTAACACCCTTATCTAACTCTGCGAAAAAGTTATCATTTTTAGGTGCTTCAGCAACAGTACTTTCGAGGTTATCAGAACTTTCTGATAAGTTGTCTACTTGTGTTTCCATACTCTTGTATCTCCTTTGATTTTAAGTTAAGAAAATTTTCATATAATTTACAATTTATTTTTCTTCAGTTTGTTTAACATCATTTGCAACATTTTTCATATCAGATTCCATCTTTCTTTTTGCATTATTAAACTCACCTTTCATCAATCCTCTAAATAATTTTTGTTGAGCTTTAGATTCTAAAACTCCTTGTTCTTGGTCAAGTGTAGCAGATCTAACTCTATCTTTTATACCAGCTTGTACAAGTTGTCTTTCTAATGTTTCAATAGTTCCTTCTTTATCTTTCATAGCTTCTTCTAGTTGTTGTAATCTATTTTGTAATTCAGAGTAAAGTGATTTTCTTTCTAATAATTGTTTCTTTCCTCTTATATCAGTTTCAGCAACCATAGCTATATCATCAATAAGACCAGACTGGAACCATCTAAAATACTCTTCAAGTAATGCCCACCTATTAACTGGCATTGTAGCTCCAGCTACGATACGAACATCAAATTTAGCAGATGAGTAATCCATCCATTTACTAACAGCTTCTCCATAATCATTGTAAACTGGAATATTAATTCTTACTTCTTTTTCTTGTTCATCTGGAGATTGACCAGCTTCTGGCTGAACTATTCTAAATATTTTATCTATTTTATAAGTATCTTGAGCAACTTCTTTAAATACTCTTCCTAAATGTTCAAGAGCTGGTTCTACAGTATTTCCCATCCAAGCTTTAATTCTTCTAGTTCCATATTCATCATTCGCTAGTAATCCTCTATAAGTTTCTGGTTGTGCTCTCGCAATTCCCATCATAGATGAATGTATACCAGCTATGTATTCAACATCTTGCTTTCCTTCTTGACTTACAGTATAGAAAGCATTATTAATAGAAGCAGGTAAGACAGGAGTTGGAGGATTAAACCCCTGTCTATATTTCAATAAAGCACCTGGAGCTGAAGCATATTGCTCCCATTCTCCTTCGGGTACAGAACCTTCTTCATATAGCCATCTTAAGTTAGAGGCAAGGTTAGCATTATGAAGCATTATTTGATGAGCTTTATTGATTTCCTGCTGTTTACCAATTAGGGGAGTGACTGCGCTCATTGGATAAGGAGTCCCAGTATATGTATAAGGCATAGGAACAATGGGATATTCCGTTTGTTGCAACATATACTCGTATAAGAAAGTGTCATCCCCAACAGTACAACAAACCTTAATTCTACTTTCATGAAAATCTATCGCTTCAACTATATTATTAGCTACAGCTTTATTCTTAATAAGAATTGTATATTCTT